GCGGTTTCCCGCCATGCGGTCACTGCTTCTTGCGACACAGTTTGCCCCGACTTTTACCGCTAGACGCGGCCCGTCGGAGCCAGCTTTCTGGACGGGGGATCCTCTGGACGCAACCACTTTCGGTTGTAGTCTGGGCCTACCCTCGGGTGTTGCCTACAATCCGGATGCGGGTAAATTCGGCGGCACCCTTCAGGCTCTTCTCCTCATGGACGACCTGGTCGGGGATGTACTCGGAAACGTTGACACGATTCTCCGGGGACAGCATCCCTCAATGGGACTTAAGAACTCGGCGGATGATATGCTGTTCAAGTTCAAGGACCCCGCCGTCGCGCGAACTCTCCACGAGCAGCTTAGCGATGCTTCTCACTCCTCCCATAAAGACGAGTATTTCGCGCTGGCTCCCGAGGATTACGTAACTTACCTGGGCAACGCCATTTATGAGGAGCAGCCGGGTTTCTATCGAGTCGAGCCCTCGATCAACTCGCTATTGGTCAACTGGTTCGTCCCCGAGCGAGCCGCCGGCTCAGCCTTTCGTCCCTACCCGGGAACGGGTTGGTTTGCGCGAGAATCTCACTTCGCCCAGTCACGTATGTACGGACAGGTGAGCGAGATTCGAGATCGCGCCTTCAGACACTACTTCGGATCGGATCCTCACGATCTGATGAAACCGATCGCTCAAAGCGAGGCCTCTCGACTAGGTTCGCTGAATGCGGCCGACTTGAGACTGATTGAGAAGCCGGAGAGGCTTTTCTACACCACCGATGCGGATGAAGGGGAGTTCATTGCCGATACATTGTCGGCCACAATTCCTCCAGGCTTCATTGTGGAATGTCTTCAACATCTCCATCAACCATCAATGTGAAAGGATGAAATATGGAAGATTCCGATTCGGGCACCCCGACCTGGGTGCTTCCTCCTGTCTCAGGAGGACCCGTTCTGGGCAGTTTCTTTATGGGCGGTCAGCTGTACGTTCGTGGCGGTGGCCTCGAGGTTGTGCGCGACTACGTTCCGTCGGTAAACGCGCGACCCCCGATCTCCGCTTCGCTGCTCCCGGACGGCCCCATTCAGTGGCCCGAGAAGCCGCTTCACCTGGGTCGGTTGGGCAACGGAGGTCATTGGATCCTGCGCCCCGGCGTCACCGTCGTCTTCGGTTTGCCGGGTAGCGGGAAAACCACCCTCCTCAAGATGCTCGCCATGCAGCTCCTGGAGCTACGCGTTGCCTCAACCTGGGTCAGCTTCGGCGAGCCTGAGTCTGTTGTTTTCGGTTCCATCGCCGATCTGGCCGCAGCGATCGACCAGGGTTTCGCGACCGCAAAGGCTGCCACTCCGGTGGTGATGGTTGACTCGATCAAATCGCTCGTGTACCGATCGTCGGGCGCGGCGGGTGCTCGAGGTGTGTCTTCCACGCTGGGCGAGGATCTCTCGGTCCTGCACCTGCAGGCCAAAGCGGCCGGGCTCGCGATGATTCTGGTGGTCAACCCCGCCTCCTCGGCTAAGGAGGTGGTGGAGACCCTTATGGCCCAGTTTCGCGCCGGCGTGGGCGCGGTGATTGATGTCAAAGCGATCTCCGAGACCGGTGGGGTGCTCTTCTCGGACCGCGAGAATCGCGCCTTCACTCCTCTGCACATCGGAAATCCCGGTGCCCATCTCGATGAGTTTAAGCCCATCGAGTCGGTGCTGAGCGCGCCCGTCTTTGCTTCGGATGAGCCGGAGCCCGACGCGTTTGAATCCGTCTCGGGGGAGCTCTCCCCTCTCTTCATCTCCGATTTCGACGACAACAAGTAAGGTCCCATCATGAACAAGAATAACCCGAAAGCCCCGATCGTCATCGCCGGCCGTACCTACGCCACCGAGGCCACGGTCAACCTCACCGAGAATGGTGCGCCGATCGCCTCCTTTGAGGATCTCACCGCCTCGATCGCGGGAATCGACTCCTTCGTTCCGCTGCTCGGGCAGCCGGATGAACTGACGATGAACGTGCCCGTGCGTGCCACCCTTCAGGTGTCGCGCTTCACCGCCCACTCCGATTGGCTTGGTACGCGTGTGGTGTCCTCGGAGCCCAATTGGTCCGATCCGTTGTTTGCAGAGTCGCTGGCCAAGCGATACTCGCCCGAAGACTTCATGGAAGCCGCCAAGTGGCTCATGAACAAAGGGCGTGCCCACGAGCTGGCCAAGATGTTCGGCATTCCCGCGCATACTCGGATTGCCTCGCGCTCCATCGCCCCCTCGGCCATCTACTCGCGATTCAGCGGTGGCTCCGAGATCGGAAGTGCCACCGTATCGGCGCTCTGTGCCGAGCTCCTCGTCGCCATCTACAAGGCGTGGGATGTGACCTCGCCCTCCACGAAGCGAGCGGCACTGTCTTCGCCCCAGTCGATGATTCCCTCGCGGGAGCAGCTCAAGAAACGAGCACACGTGCACCGGATCTTGGCTGCCATGAAGGACATCCGTCTGCCCACGGTATCCGAGCAGAACGATCGCGTTGCCGGCAATCTGGACGGACACGTGGCGACCATTGCTGAGGGGTTGTTGGAGGCACTCTATCGCGCTTCGAACTCCGAGAGCTATGTCGATCTGGCCCTCGAAGCCCTTCGGGCGCGACTTCTTCGTGAGTCGATGCCCCATCTTCCTGGTTTCATCCTCGATGACCCCGATCTTGCCGAGCTCGCCCAAGACGCCACGCTGGTGATGGCCGCGCTCTCCTCGTCGGCCGGCGAGTTCCGGGTGAACTTCGAGCCGGTCGACAAAACACTCGGTTCGACCGAAGCGTCCGCGCACTACGCCGCGTACGCCTCGTTCCTGCCCACCGCCCTCCAATTCGTCAAGAATTGGATGGCGACCGATCCCGGTTTGACCACGCTGCCCCTGGAGGCTGCTCTCCAGTCCACCGAGGTGCAGCGCGTGGTGGACGTCAGCACGAAAACCATCCGGGGTGGTGTGATTCGGACGGTTCTTCGGGAAGCCGATCAGTCGGCCTCCCTCGGGATCGTGTCCCGCGATACGGAATACGGCCTCTACATCGGCTCCTCCGCGCAGTCCGCTTTGATGGGTCAGGCTGCGATCATCCAAGCCTTGGATCCGGACATTTCGGAGCGACACAATGCGCAACTCGCCTCCGTTCTCACCGCGATCCTTCACGAATCGCCCCGGGCAATGGTGTCCACCATCACGCCCGATCAGCGGTTGATTCAGCTGGCGGCCATGGCGGTGGCCGACGAGACCTTCATCCAGTCGAATGTTCCTCCTGAGGCGATGAACGACAGCGTCACCCGCGATCTGAACTCCTCGTATGTTCTGGTCTATCGCCACAAGATCGAGGAAGCACTCGGCTTCACTTCGGATCTCCAGGCATCGATCCTGGCCTCCGCGGTGCGCGATGCCGATCGCGGGACTCTCCCGGGTCTCGAGGTCGTGGTTCGCAAAACCGACCAATCGGGGTCCGACGCGACCAAAGACTCGGTCAAAGGAGAGCCCATCGATGTGGACAGCTCCGACGGGCTGAGCACCATGACCCTGCGTGTCGGATCCTCGCCCTTTGTCTATAGCGTGGATCCCCGCGTGGTCCTTCTGGCTACCGGAGATCGCCAGGCCGTCAAGCCCTGGGAAACTGGGGTTCACCGGCTCGACTACAAAGCGTTGAATCGCGTTTACGTTCGCGGGCTGGGTGTCCACGAAGCCAACCTCGGCCGTCCCGTGGTCTATTCCCAAGAGGAAGTGGGCCGCTACAAGAATCTGACCATCCGATTCCAGATTTCGAAGCTGGCCAATATGCTGGAGTCGGAGCGGGCGTACCTTCAACCGCTTGCCCGGGTCAACTCGGCGACTTATCTGACGCTGCTCAAACAGGTGGTCGATGCGACCTCGGAGACCCGGGGTAACCCGATGCAACTTCCCTCGGATTTGCGACGCCGCTTCCGCTCCATGGTGGCTTCCCGTCTGCTCTGGCAGATTGAGCAGTACTACGGAGTCGGACAGCAATCACGCATCGTGGCCATCATCCGGTCCTTTGCTTTCTCGCTGCAGCGTGCCGGGGTGCTTTCGTCCACCCTTACCCGCTATCCGGAGGACGATCGTCGGCTCGTTCTCTTCCTCCTGCAGGCGATCTTCACCTCCTCGACCCTGCTTCTCGCGGGGGCGGACTTCAACGACGAGCAGACCACGCTCGAGCTGATGAAGGAGGTCATCACCTCGGACGAATTCCGCGACCACTTCTTCGTGTCGCCGCTGGCGGCCTCCATCCAACTGTGAGGAAAACATGTCCAAGATCAATTCTGGGGCATTTCATGAGCTGATGCAGCTCGTGTTGTCCAAAGAAGGTGAGAAGAAGCCCCGGACTCCCGGGGCGACTTCAAAATTCGACTCCGTCTGGTCCGCCATTCGCCGGGACGACCTCCCCGCCAAACCCGTCTCGCAAATGACGGTATCCGAGGTCATGAGCTACCAGAAGGGGCTGCTCGCGAAGGGCTACCGTTCGACCGCCGTGGGCGCCTTGCAGGTGATCAGCGGTACGTTGAAGGAGTGGTACCATCGAGCCGGAATCGGTGAGACCGTTCTCTTCAACGGTGCGGCTCAAGTCGCCCTCTTCATTACGCTCCTCTTCGACAAGCGCGGAGGGCGTAAGTTCCTTGAGGGCGGCTCGGTCGATGAATTCATGCTTGAGCTGGCTAAAGAGTGGGCCTCCTTTCCGGTTCCACTCAATATGCCTGGGCATCATCGACAGGTGGCCGCGGGCGAGTCCTATTACGCGGGAGATGGGATGAACAAAGCCGCCGCCATCCCCCTGGACTCTCTGCGGAAGCTGGCACTCGCGCTCCGGGTGAACCCGGACACCACGGTGGACTCGCTTCGTACCAAGATCATCCGTGAAGGTGGTCAGAAATCGACTCTGTCGGAGTTCGCGCAGGGTGTGCAAACCTTCGTGAACGGCAAACCGATACTGAAGCCTTTGGGAACTGTAGTTGCCGGAGTGGCCCTGGGGGTCGATGACTCCCTCAGCTCGGTCAACCGGCTCATCGAGGGACGAGCGGTTCCCGTGTTCCTGCTGCAGAGCAAATACGTATCGATCCTCCAAGAGGAGTACAACAGGCACGGAACACAGCTGAAGGTTGACGGGATTCTGGGTGAGCGCACCATCGCGGCGGCTCGTCTCCTTCGCAGAAACGTTTCCCAGGACCTCCTGACCATCCATCAGAAGGGAGGGCTCAAAGTCGAGCTGAATCCTCGAGTGATGGTGGATATTCTCAAGGAGATGGGATCCCGTTTTTCGGCGAACGTGGTTGCGGCGTATCAGACTTTCCTGAACCAGTACTACGACGCAAAACTCGCAGTGGACGGTAAGCTGGGCCCACTCACGAGGAAGGCGGCGAGCGTCGCGCGACGCGAGATTGGAGTCGATCTCGTTCGCATCGAGACCAAGAAACCTCTCTCGCTTCCGCCGACCAAACGCTTCGGAATCATGGTCTAGATTCCGACATAATCAATACTAAGAAACCCC